GGTGAACTGTTTGATGGTATCTTATGTGACCCACCGTATGAACTAGGTTTTATGGGTAAGAGTTGGGACTCATCAGGTATAGCGTTCGATACCGAGATGTGGGCAGACATCTACAAACTACTTAAACCAGGCGCACACCTACTAGCCTTTTCAGGCAGTAGAACCTATCACCGTATGGCAGTAGCAATAGAAGATGCAGGGTTTGAGCCAAGAGATATGCTGGTTTACTGTTACGGCAGTGGGTTTCCGAAATCGCTGAATATAGGAAAGGCCGTAGACCGAATACAGGGGAATGAGAGAGAGGCAAAAGAAGTTACATTTCCAGACGGCAGCAAGCCACGCAAGACTGCTGGTAACTTTACTGTTGGCGAGTTTTCACCCAGAGATACTAAGTACACCAAAGGCACTTCCGAATGGGAAGGGTATGGCACAGCGCTAAAACCAGCAATTGAGCCTATCATACTAGCCAGAAAACCTATAAGTGAAAAGAATATAGCCCTAAATGTACTCAAACACGGTACTGGTGGATTGAATATAGATGGTACGAGGGTGAACTTTATAGACGAGAAAGACAAAAAGCTAGGCCAATCGGCAAGGCCAAGTCAGGCAAAAACCGTGTTTGATAACTACACAAACAAAGACCCAAACTACTATGACAGAAGCAACCGAGAGCATGTTACTGGTCGCTTCCCTGCAAACCTAATCCACGACGGCTCTGATGAAGTAGAGGCGGTGTTTCCGCAGACGGGTGGTGGTAAGTACAGCAAGCAAACACGCCAACGCAAAGGCTTTATGCTAAGTGGTTCAGAGGATAACGTACAAGAAGCAAACGCACCAGATAACTATGGCGACTCAGGCTCTGCCAGCAGATATTTTTATTGCGCCAAAGCCTCTAAGAGTGAACGTAATGCAGGGCTTGACAGTACTGTGTCAATTGTAGTACAATTAGAACAATGCGAAAAGAATATAACAAGTTCGGTAAAGTTAGCACAGCTCCAGGTGGTTATGGACAACTCACGCCTAAAGGCTACCGCAGAATCTGGGATAGGAACGAAAAGCGGTACAGAATGGAGCATGTCATGGTTTGGGAATCAGTACACGGAAAAGTACCCGATAAACACCAAGTCCACCACAAAGACCACAACAAGCTCAACAACGACATCAGTAATCTTGAACTGGTTGATTGGCTTACTCACAAACGAAAGCACTCTGGGTGTGAGCTTAGAGATGGCGAGTGGTGGAAACCCTGTAAAGTCTGCGGAATCTTCCAACACATTGATAGCTACTATAAACGACCAGACGGCATTAGCTCTCGGTGTAAATCCTGCTCAAGCAAACAAGCGGTTATTGATAAGCGTATCAGACGGCAAAAACTTTCATAGCACTGTTAAACCCCTATCCCTAACCAAATACCTAGCAACCCTAATCAAACCACCAACAGGCGGTAGACTACTTGTGCCTTTTAGTGGTAGTGGAAGTGAGATGATAGGCGCATTACAAGCTGGTTGGGAGTACGTTGAGGGCGTAGAACTTACCGAGGAGTACATACCAATAGCTGAAGCAAGGATTAAATACTGGCTAGAGCAGATGGGGAAAGAGCAAATTAGCCTACTGTAGTATAATAAGGACATAATATGAACCCTAGAACACAAAAGTACATCAAAGATGTTTATCAAATCGTAGAATCAGTCCCCTATGGCGAAGTTACCGTCACGATTAAGCGCGTAGACCGCAAATCAGTCCAACTTTCAACTATTTCAGAAGAAACACTGCGATATGTCAACAACGAAGAAGCTGTTGCCGACCTTAACGATATGATAGGTCGGTTAATTGATGCTAGCTTTACTGGCGAGGCTCATATAAAATTAGAGATGAAGGACGGAAACATCCAAATAATAGGGATTTTTGATAAAAAAGACACTAAATATTAAAAAAAGAGGCTAAAATGGCGCAAAAAGAGCAAAAATACGATAAATATGAGTACCAGTACAAGAAGGATTACGAATCAGACTGGGATATACACAGCAATTACATCAACACATTTGATGCATACGAGTCTATGTTGCTTAGTCAGGTCTACGACAGCGTATCTGGCACCACCGATAACAGTAAGATAACCGATAGCTACGCTATGACGCTGGCTAAAGAACGAGCTGACCGAGTAATCGCTAAATTACCAGATGGTGAAACAAAAAGCGTTGGGCGAGCAGACATTGGTAAGGCAACCTTTATGGATGTACTACGCCAAAAGTGGATTTATCCTAATGCCAACGCCCAGCGACCATTCTTAGAGAAACTCAACCTCTGGCAACTCTATTCCAGCGTTTACGGCTACATGCCGATGTTTTACGACTGGAATGTCAGCTCTACTGGCTACGTCGGACCAGACTGCTGGCTATGGAGTCCTAGAAACCTCGTGCCACAACAGGGGCGAGTGAGCATTGAAGACATGGATTATGTAACGGCTCTTACCTGGGTCGGCAAAAAACAACTGCAATCTATCTTAAATGATGACGAAAAATTAAAAGAAGGTGGCTGGAACGCTGAAGCTCTTACCGCCTTAATTGAATTAGCTGGCGAAGAGATGACCGACGTTGACCAAGATAAAGACAGCTACGTCACCAGAAACCGCACCCCGCAGTCTAAGAAGCGTGGTATCTGCCTAGCAACTCGCTACGAAGCTGGCGAAGATGGCAAGTGGATTACCTTTGCCCCAGACCACGCCTGCATAGAAGTAAGAAATATTGACAACCCCCACAAGAACGGGCGCATCCCATTCGTCATTAAATACAGCCAACCACTATTTGACAGCTTCTACGGCCTTGGCGACTTCCAACGAGCCAAGCCCTTGCAGTTTGCTCGTGACGGCATCCGTAACTTCTACTTCCAAGCTGTTAAGATGAACCTTGTGCCACCGATTGTAGCCAACGCTAACGGCGTAATGAAGCACACGCTTGACTACCGAGCTGGTGGCGTAATGCTTGAAACTATCCCCAACAGCATTAGACGCCTCGAAACATCTACGGCTGGCCTTAGCACTTACCAAGCTGTTCAGAGCGACCTTACTGGTAGCTTACTCAGCCTGTACGGTACCCAGAACGCTAGCATACCTGGCGCAGAAGCCCTAAACCCAAGCCAGGGTAAAACACCCGCTGCCATAAATAACTACTCAGAAAAAGAAGCTACGAGAGATGGTGCAGAGCGCCGACACCTAGAAGCAGCTATCGAACAACTGACTGACGGCTTCTTCAGCCTGATAGCTAATATAGGAACCGAGAGCATCCCAGTTAGCTTATTCCAAGATGACCTAAAAGATATTGTAGATGCTGGCCTGGAAGATGTGCTGGGATTATTCGGACCAAACTTCCAATTAGATGAAACAATGAGCGCTGGCGACCTTGTTATTGACCCAGCATCGCTTAAGGGTGTTGAGTACCGCTTTAACATCGCCACCGATTCGACAGTCAAGCTAAGCAAAGAACAACAGCTTAGCGAACTAGAGCGCATTATGAACAACATCGCTAAGTTCCAAAACCAGTTCAAGGACGACCCACGCATAGACGTAAACTGGGGCGCTATAATGAAGTCATTTAGTGGCATCAGCGACATCAAGGGCGCAGACGATTTCGTGAAAATAAATGAGGGGCCAAGCCCACAAGAGTTGGATATGCAGAAGCAACAAGCCCAGATGGAGCAGGAACAGATGATGCAACAACAGAAGTTCGCCCAAGAGCAACAAATGGCAGAGATGCAACAGCCCCAGGAACAAGAAGAAGAACCAGTCGTTGGCGGCAACGCCCTGTTCGGTGATAAAACCATCGCTTCAGCAGCCGACATTATCAAATCTTTGTAAACGGAAGGAGATAGTCAATGCAAAATGGAATAATGGGAGATAGCTTCGGCATAGACCTACCACAAGCAAGCGTAGACAAGAACGCCTTAGATGAAGAAAAGGCAATGGCTCGCTTTTCTAAAAGCAAAGAGTTTAAGAAACTCAAAGAGATGATGGAAGCTCGGATTGAGTTTTACCAGAAAGCCCTACCAGACGGTAGAGCAATCACCGCCGTAGACACCGCTGAACGAGCCCAGATGTGGGTCGTGGCTAACGCTGTTATCGGTGAGTTCAACATGATACTCGGCGCCTACGAAAACGCCAAAGAGGTAACAAAGAATGGATGAGGCAGAACGCATACAAGCATTTTATAGGAAACATGGTAAGGCGCCCCCCAAACACATTGAGCACGGTACCGAACAGGAAATACGAGAAAACGCCGTCAGACTACGCCCAAACACTTGGCGGTTAGAGGGGAATGAGCTTATTGGCGAAACCGAAATGGGGCCACTAAGACAAACCATCCCAACCGACGTGATTTTAGTAGGCACCGATGATGATGGTTTACCAATGTTTAAGCGAGTGATATTATAAGAATAGAAGTGTCGACCGTACTTTTGCATAGTGCATCAACGTGGTCTGTAAAAAATAAGAAAAGGATTAACAATATATGGACGACTTATCAAAGTTAACAGATGAAGAACTCGACCAAGCGATAGAGGCGGGTTCACAACTAGACCAGTCCCCTAGTGAGCCAGAATCCGAAGAGGAAGTGGTTGACCAAGCGGAAGAAGTAGCGGAAGAAGCGGAACCAGCAGAAAGCGAAACCGTTGAAGCTAAAGAGGAAGTGGCAGAGGAACAAAAAAGCGAAGAAGAAGCACCCGCCACACAACCGTCACGCAGAGAAAACCTACGCATCCAGCAACTATTGGAAAAACTACAGAAGCAATCTCAAACCCCAGCAGAGCATAAGGTCCCTACTGGCATTGACTATGGCACAGCCCTTGACGCTGACCCAGAAGTTATCCAACAACTGGAATCAGACCGCCAACAGGTTGCGAACCAAAGCTACAATGAAGGACTTGAGCAAGCGAAATCAATTCAATTCCACACACGACTTGAAATAGATGCCCCCAAGGTAGAAGGCAAGTACAAGCAACTTAACCCAGAAGACAAAGAGAACTTTAACCCAGCACTCGCCAACGCTGTAAATACTTGGTACTTACAGATGGCTGGTTACGACCAGCAAAGTGGCAAAGTAGCCAATTCAGATATACGCTACGCAGAGTTCGTAGAAGGTATCATGGAACTCGGTAAGGTTATCGGTACTCAGGAATCTGCAAAAGCTGTTAAAAATGTCGCCAAGCAAGCTGCTACGACGGGCTTACGCCCAGACGGTAGCACCGCTAAACGATTAGACCTTAACAAAGCACCAGGCGCAATGACCGACGAAGAGCTAGATGCATTTCTAGCTAAACAAGGCGTTGCAACAAAGCGCTAAACAGATAGTCAAACAAACACTTAACACAAGAAAGGGATTACCTTAAATGGCAACTCCAACACTCGGAAGCAATGCTACATTAGCTATTGCTCAAACTGCACAATATGTGCAAGAAAAATGGACTCGTGAGGTTCAGCAACCTTTTGACAAGCAACTACAAGCTGCAAAATTAGTACAAGACCGAAGCGGCCTTGTAGCTGATGGTGGTGATATTCTAAACATCCCATTTGCAATCGCTGTAAACGCTCGTGCAAAAAGCGCATCAACCGATTTGACATTCGACGTACCTAACGGCGCACCAATTACTCTTAACATCGATAAACACTACTACTCGGCTGTTAAGATTGAAGACATCGCTAAGGTACAATCTAGCTACGACCTAAAGGCAGTCTTTCAGACTCGTATGGCCGAAGCTGTTGCTCGCCAAATTGACACCGATGTATTAGGCCTATACGCATCTGCTGGCACAACCGTTGCTGCTGGTGCTGCTGTAGACGACGCTGACGTTATCGCCGTAGTTGCTGCATTAGACGCAAGCAACACTCCACAATCAGGACGCCGTGGCGTTGTTGGTCACTACACAAAGGGTGACCTATTGGGTGTGAACAAGTATGTTGCTTACGACCAAACTGGCAAAACAGGTAAAGCTGTTGACGGTTCCGATGGTCTTGTAGGTAGCATCTACGGTATGGATGTTTACATGAGCCAGAACGTGCCTATAGACACAACTGGCCGCAACCAATTCTTCCACAAGAACGCTTTGAGCCTAGCTAAACAGCAAGCTCCTAAGTTTGAAATGGAATACAGCGTTGACTCATTAGCTTGGAAAGTTGCACTACACGCTATTTACGGCGTAGGTGTAGAACGCGCAAGCTCATTTGTACAAGTTACACGCACAACTGCTGCCTAATATAGGTAGTGACAGCTGGGTACCTGTATAAACTACCCACCAGAGAAAAGCGATTTCAGTCTGAGTATCGGTATACAAAAAAAGGACATTAACATGCCATCACGAAATGAATTAAATGTACGCGCGGCTGCTGTGGGCTTTGACCCATCAACAATCGCAAACGACTCTAAGCTAGAACAGAAAGTTCTATACCTAGAAAAGAACAGCTCACCAGCTATTACTGGTACTGCTCCAACTGGTACTATTACTTCTTCTGGTGTAGCTGTAGCTGGTGAAACCATCACTATTGGTGACGTTGTTTACACATGGAGAGCTGCTATCACGGCTGCTAGCCCTGCTAACGAAATTAAGATTGGTGCAGCTGCAACAAACAGCCTAGACAACCTTAAAGACGCTATCAACGGCACAGCATTAGTTGGCGCACCTGGTTCTGAGTATTCTCAGGCAACAAAGCGACACCCACACGTTACTGCTGGTGCAAAGAACGCAACTACATTAGTAGTAGCTTCTACTGACACCAACACGAGCGGTGCGTTAGTTACCACAGAAACTATGACCAACTGGGCGTGGGGCGCTGGTACACTAAGCGCAGGTACAGCTGGAACAGTAACTCAAAACACAAGCGCGACTGCTGGTGTTGCAGGACTATCTGGCGACCGAAATACTAGCTTGTAATCAAACGAGATTCTGCTAATACAAGAAGCCCCTTCGGGGGCTTTTTTGTTTTGTGTATGTTACAATAAAAGCAGGAACGACAATATGAAAATACAACCATTACGAACAAACGTGGTTATAAAAGCAGATAAAGACACCAAGACTACTGAGAGCGGTATAATGGTGGTACGAGAATGGGAAAAACTACCGCACACTGGCGAAGTTACTCACATTGGACCGCTTGTTACCGAAGTAAAAGTTGGTGACAGAGTCCGCTTTAACCGCTACGCATACGAAAAGATAGATGAAGACCTCTTCATAGGTTTAGAAGCTAATGTGACGGCAATACTGGGATGAGAAGCACAAAGTTCACCACAAAAGATATGGATGTTTTGCGTGAGCAGGACTCCGCTAGAGAACAACACAAGCAAACTCGTGGTTCACTGCGCGACTACTCAGGCCAACATACTGTAGAAATGTATTGGAACTTGAGCGAAGAAGCTAAGAAAGACATGATTTTCAAACTACGAATAGATGATTATGAGGTTCTTTTAGACTGGGAACAGGTAGCGAGACTGGGGCGTTGGATATGACACCAGATTACAGTAAGCTATCGCCTGAACTACAAGACAAGATTAAGGGCTGGGAAGCTAACAACCCCGCCAACAAGCAACTCGTTAAGCTAAATGACATAGCCAGTATTCTACAAGACGTTAGTAATGTTATTGATTATCGTGGCAAAAAGTCAGATGAAACGCTTAAACAGCTTGGCGCAGTATTATCAGACGCTCGTGAGCAATTAGTCGCTATAAACGCCAAGGAAGCCCCAGAAGCGCCCGACACAAGCAAACCAGTAATAGAAGCCATCTCAAAGTTAGAGAAGGCTCTAACGAGCGCTGTGAAGGCCGTAGACGTAAAACCAGTCGTCAATGTCCCAAAGATTGATGCACCAGTAGTAAACGTCTCCCCAACGGATGTAACGGTAGACACAAAAGAAATAGCTAAGATACTAAAGACCGACATCCCACAGGCCTTTGACAAAGCTATTAAAAGCATCGTCATACCAAAGAACGACACTACCGAGGCAAACCAACTACTAGAACAAATAGCAGAGCAGTTGTCTAGCATTGATACCGCTGTCCGTATGCAACCGCAAGCACCGACCACCATATCTGTTACTAACCCCGATGGCTCGTCTATCGGCTCATTGTCTGGTTCAACCGCCTATGAATCACGCAACGACACAACAACTGACACGAACCTAGTCTACTTGGGTAAAGCATTACCTGGCTCTGCTACGAGTGATGCTGCTTGGCAAATCAAGCGATACAACAAGTCGGCTGGGCATATGTCATTTGCAGATGACGTAACAACATTTACAAAAACGTGGGACGCAAGAACGTCCTACACATATTAAGGAGTGGTATGTCAGAAGTAGAACTAACTCCAGTAGATAACAAGCTCAATGGCTGGCTCGTGCTAGGTTACGAGAAATTAGCTC